ACTTTGACGCGAGTAAGAATTTTTATAAGATTCTATTCCGTCCTGGATACTCTATTCAAGGTAGGGAACTAACGCAAGTTCAATCCATTCTCCAGAACCAGATTGAGAGTTTTGGAAAGTATGCTTTTAAGCAGGGTGAACAGGTAATTCCTGGTGAGGTAGGTCTCAACACAAAATTAGATTACGTTAAACTATCGTCTGTCTCAGAGGTTGCTATCTCAGAGGGAGACGATATTGTTTATAAAAAGTATGACATTGCTCAGTTGGTAGGTCAACAGTTAAGAGGTCTAACCTCTGGTGTTCTAGGAACTGTTCTCTCTACGAGAAATGCAACTGAAACCAATGCAGACACATTATTTGTAAGTTATCTCAATAGTGGTAACTCTAACACTGAACCAACATTCCGCCAAGGTGAGACATTAGAAGTTGTCGATGGCGTAAACACTCCTCTACTAGTTGTTGGAACAGATGGTAGCGTACTTCCTACTAGTATTTCTGTTACTAATCCTGACACAGGTGAAGTAACATCTCTTGACAGTCCAGCAATGGGTTATGGTTCTGCTGTCAAGGTAGAAGAAGGTATCTATTTTGTTAATGGTTATTTTGTTCGTAATGATGAGCAGCTCCTCGTTATCGAAGAGTATTATGACAAACCATCTGCAAAAGTAGGATTTACAATTAAGGAAGCGATTGCAACTCCTGAGACTGATGCGTCTCTTTATGATAATGCTATTGGTAGTTCCAACTACACTGCACCTGGAGCTCATAGACTGCAGATCAGTCTAGAGATGAAAGAGTTTGCTCTAGATGCAATTACTGATAAGAATTTTATTCAACTCCTTACTGTTAAGAGAGGTGTTGTACAAAGAAAGATTACCACTACAGATTTTAGTGTATTAGAGCAAACTCTAGCACGCAGAACATATGATGAGAGTGGTGATTATGTTGTCACCAACTTTGACATCAACATGCGTGAGTGGGCGCAGAAAGATGGTAACAGAGGTATCTACGCTGCAGATGAATTTGGTCTCTATAATGGATATGACCAAGGCGTAGCTGCTAGAAAAATGATTGCTAGCATTGGTCCTGGTAAGGCATATGTTAGAGGATATGAGATTGTAAACAAAGAAATCAAATATCTTGAAATTAACAAAGCAAGAGAAAGTCTAACCAGTGAAAATGTAACTGTAAAATCAAAGAGACTTCCTACTCTTAATGTTACTAACGTATATGGTAGTGTTCCTCTAAACAAAGAAGGTGCTGAATTAACAGCATATCCTGATGTGTTTCTCTATGGATCTTTTAATGATGCATCTATTGGTGTAAATGGAACTGAGGCAACCACAGAACACAGACAAACTATCGCAAGAAGAGGACTTAACCTCACAGCAGATGATGGTATTAAAACTCTTACCCTTAAGGTAAACGGTCTTAATGGTCAACCAAATCTAGCAGATATTACAGATGCTAACTTTGAGAGCAAGTATGGAACTCTATACTATATCAGATCTTATAGTGCAGAGGGAACTGCTACAGATGTTGGAACTCTAACTGCTGTATCTTTTGCTACTATTAACAGACCTTCTATTGATACCAATGAATCAACACAGTTCCTTGAAATTACTGTTGTAGGTAAAAAGAATGAATTAGATCAACTCTTGATTGAGTATGATGATGGTATTGTAGAAAACTATACATTTCCAGAACTGACGCAGAATCTACTAGTGCAGTTACGTCATATTGGGCAGAAGTAAAGGATTACAGAAATACTTTTACTCCTTTAATTGGTAAAGTAAAACCAAACAACTTCTTCCTTAAGAAGAGAGGTGCTGGTTTCAATTCTGATTCTGACGTTATTCTTTCTAAAGGTCGTCTAGCAGGTGGAACGGCAGTATACAATTCTATCTTTGGACTATCATATTTTGATCCTCAGTTCTTTACTAAGATCATTCTAGAAACTGCTCCTACTGGATACGATGAAGGTAAGTATGTATTTGGTTTAGAAAGTGGTGCATATGGTGTTGTCGAAGGAACAGCATCTGGTGTTTACTCTGCTGGTAGAATTCTCTTTGTTAAGACTTTATCTGGCAACTTCTTACCAGGAGAATCTATCAGAGATGAAGATGATAATACAGTAAGAATTGCTAAGAACAATACAATTTCTCACTTTGTTGTTAATAATAGAGGTGCTGGTTATGCAACTGGTGCTGGTGTTCAGATCAATGGTGTAACTTATGATAATTCTAAAATTCTAGCAGAGACAACTGGTGGATCTGTTTATAAAGTAGGTATTGTTAATGCTTCTTTTGTAAGAAATCTTGAGTACACTCAACCACCTGAAGTTATTATTACTGGATCTGGATCTGCAGGTGGTGCAGCATCAGTGCGTGCAGTATTGGTTAGAGATGCTGTAACAACTTATCGTCCACAGAATGTTAAGTCTATTGGTTCTTCTTATGGTTCTGGTGGTGCTAACAAATTTAGTGCTGATGTTGTAGTAGATAATCAGTCATATGCAGATCTCACTGACGTTACAAGTTTCACTTTCTTTGGTAGAAAAGGAACAACATTTGTAGAATCTACAAGTTTCAGTGCTGACGCTTCTGGTTTCCTACAGCAAGGAGACTTAATTCAATTCTCTGATGAAGATAATAACATTATTCGTACTACAGTAGAATATGCTACTCAAGCAGAGGGTGTCGATAAGACCAGAATTTATCTAGATCAAGCATTGCCAGGTAATGTTGTTAACACAAGCATTGTACGTTTACGTCCAAAAGCAGAGAACACTAATGGTGGAACTCTACTTTACCCAACTGGCAGTAAGCAAGTAGTACAAATTTCTGCTGGTGGTGATGATACTAAGATCAAATACTACTTCCGTAGAGATTTTGTAACTACTGCCGCTTCTGGTGATGGACTTATCACTTTTGCTGCTCAGTTACCATTTGGAACACAAAGATTTGCTGCTTACACAGAAGAAAACTATATCATCACTGTACTTGATCCAGGTGATGCACCTAATATTGCAAAGGGTGATATCGTTTACATTCCTGCAGATTCTGTTTCTATCTCTTCTGCTACAGATACTGCTAGTGGTCTTACTTCTGGTAGTATTAATTTGAATGTTCCCGAAGGATACTTTGGAACTGTTCCTACAAATGGAACTTTCCCTAAACTTAAGTTGACTGCAACTCTGGAAGTATCTAATGCAAAACCAAGACTTAAGACTGCTGTAAGAAACAAGAGAATTGTTGTTACTGCATCTGGTGACCGTGTTATTCCTCTAAGAGGTAATGATTATGATAGTGATGTTATTGAACTAATTTCTTACTCTGACGTATTTAAACTCAGATATGTTTATGAGGGAACACCATCACAACCACCTGAAGTTGATACTGCTGGTAATCTAGTATCTGGTACAGATGTTACTGATCGTTATACTTTTGATGATGGTCAAAGAGATACATTATATGATGTATCCAGACTAGTTCTAAAACCAGGATTTGAATCTTCTACTGGACAACTAGTAATTGCATTTGATTTCTTTGTACATTCTCAAGGTGATTTCTGTACTATTGACAGTTACTTGCATGAAGCAGGTGTTGGAGAAGATGAAATTCCAGGATTTAACTCTCCTGTACTAGGCAATCTAGAACTTAAGAATGTAATTGACTTCCGTCCAAAGGTTGATAACAATGCTATCATCCCAGGTTATCTTGATAAGTCTTTACTAGAAGTAACCGAAGGATCTTTCTCTGGTTCTGGTGCTGTTATTGCTAGTAGTCCAGCATCTGATAATGGTCTAGAATATACATTCTCGTTTACCCAAAAAGAATATCTAGATCGTATTGATGGTGTGTTCCTTAACAAGAAGGGTGAGTTTATCGTCAAAGAAGGTAATTCTTCACTCAACCCTGCAAAACCAGAACCAATTGATGATGCTATTGCACTGTTTTACGCTTACATCCCTGCTTATACAAGGACAAGCAAGGATGTAAGGATTACCCCAGTGGATAATAGACGCTACACGATGAGGGATATCGGCAAGCTGGAGAAGCGTATTGAGCGTCTTGAATATTATACCACACTTAGCATCCTTGAGCAACAAGCTCTCAACATGCAAGTTAGAGACAGTGTTGGCATGGACAGATTTAAGTCTGGTTTCTTTGTTGACAATTTTGAGGCACATAGCGTTGGTAACCTAACCTCTCTTGATTATCGTTGTGCTATTGATCCACAACAGTCTGTTTTGCGTCCTCAATCTAGAGAAGACAGCATTGATCTTGTAGAAGTCAATGTAAGAGAAGACCAAAGATCTGTTGCAGGTTATAAGAAGAGTGGACACATGGTGACATTGCCATACACACCACTTTCTTTACTAGGAAATAGTGCTGCATCTAAGAAGATTAATCCAAATCCATTTGTTGTTGTGCAGTATGTTGGTGATGGTGAACTTTCCCCATCTATCGACCAATGGTATGATCAACATGAAGAACCACTAGTTGTAGATACAAATACAAACCTATACAGTATCTTCCTTGCAAAGGATAACACTAAAGAATCTTTCTCTAGTATCCATAACTCTTTCATCATTAACTGGGTTGGTGCAGCACCAGCATTTGCTTCTATCAATTCTCTTGGTGAAGTAAATACACAGCAAGCAATTGCAACTGTTACATCTGCTTCTGTTGCAAGTTCTTCCAACATCAGTCCACAGAATAATGATGTTGGCAAGGGTGTACAGACTAAGACTGTGAGAGGAAATGTTGTTTCCAACTCTCTATCATTCTTTGCTAGAAGTCTTCCTATTAAGTATGTCATTAGAAGAATGAAACCTAATACGAAGATGTATGTCTTCCTTGAGGGTAGAAATATTGATCGTTGGGTTAACCCTGATTTGAGATTTACAGGTATCGCTGGTAACTCTCTATCTGCATTTAATGGTGGTATTACTACTGATGAATATGGTAACGCATCTGGTTTAATTATTCTTCCTGGTGGATATGCACCTACTGAAAATGCAGTATGGAATGGAGATGTTGATACACTATCATACGATACAAGTTCTGAACAAATTAATGTTTCTACTGGAGATCTAACATTCAGATTTACTTCTAGTGCTACAAACGAGAGTAAAAATGATGCTAGTGTTAACTACACTGAAGTTAAGTATTATGCAACTGGTATCTTACCAGAAAATCCATCTAGTATTGTATCTACAAAACCATCTACTTTCAAATCCAATGAAGGTGTACAAACTGTAGAGAGCAATACTGACAATCCAGTAAGACCTAATCCTCTTGCTCAAATGTTTAAGGTTGAAAACCAAGAGGGTGGATGTTTCGTTACTGGTGTAGATCTCTTCTTCAATAAGAAAGACCCATACATTCCAGTCAAGGCATACATTACTGATGTAGATGCAGAAAAACCAGGAAAGAATATTGTTCCTGGATCTGAAAAAACACTATCACCAAATACTTTCCTCAAGTGTTATACAAATGGTGATGTTGCTGTTTATAAAAATGAAAATGTAACAGGTGTTACATCTGCTGCATCTGGTCCTATTCTACAAATCTTTGATAAAAACAATGTAGAACTAGTCGCTACTGCATCTGGTAAGTATAGTCTTACAAATGAGCAAGTATACACTATTGTACTTGGTAATCATAATGGTAAATCTTTTGTACAAAATGAAGATCTAGAAATTGCTTCTCTAACTCTTGCTAATGATACAGGTGGAACTAATTTAAAACTTACTATTGCAAAAGACAGTGGTAAACTTTCTGGTATTAGAGTTACCAATCCTGGTCTAAATTATGATAGTGCAATTCTAACTATTGAAAGTCCACAATTGCCAGGTGGATCTACTGCTACTGCTGCTGTAGAAGTTTCTGGTGGTAAGGTTTACAATGCAGAAATTTCTCTGAGTGGTTTTGGATATACAGAGGCACCTTCTGTTGTTGTCAAAGGTATTGGTAATGGCGCAGGTGGATGTGAAATTCAAACCATTATTGATATTGATACACCTGCAGTAAGAATGGGTGTTTCAATTGATGCTGAGGGAGTTACACAATCTACAACCCCAACACACTTTGCTTTTGATTATCCTGTATATCTACAAGATGATACTGAGTATGCTCTAGTTGTGGAAACAGATTCCACTGATTATGAGTTGTGGTCTTCTCTCTTGGGTGAGACTGACATCTCTACTAGCACAGTTATTACAACTCAAGCATCTCTAGGTTCTCTCTACAAGTCTCAGAACACTGAGAGTTGGCAGGAAGATAATGCAGAAGACTTAAAGTTTACTCTATATCGTGCAGAGTTTGATATTTCTAGAACTGCAAATCTTCTACTTAAGAATGATAATCTTGGATATGAACTATTGCAGGAAAATCCATTCGAGACAAATGCAAGTGCTGCTACAAATGCTACTTCCAAACTATTCAAGAATAACAATAAGATTGTAAAAGCAAATCATAGAGATCATGGTTTTGAAGACAGTGGTAAATCCTATGTCTTTTACAGAACTGCACAGGAAACTGGTGGTGTAACAGCAGATATTCTGAATAGCACTCTATTCCAAATTTCTAATAGTGGTGTTGATACTTATAATATCACATCTATAACAAATGCTTCTAGTAATGCGTTTGGTGGTGGTTCTGTTGTATATGGTACTCACAATAGAAAGTTTGAAACTCTATATCCTTTAGTTGGATATCTATCATTTACTGGTACAAAAGTAGAAAGTTTTATTAAAACAACCAATATTGTTCCTGTAGATAGTTCTACTACCAACTATGTTTCATATTCTCAGACAGATTATGAAAAAACTTTCTTAAACGAACCACAGTATTTTACTAATCAAAAGATTGTCGCATCTGAGATTAATGAGACTCTAAACAATATTGATCAGTCTTTGGTCTATAAGATCCAACTATCTTCTACTGCTTCTAACTTATCTCCAATTTTTGATCTTTCCAACGCTTCAGTTAAGACTTCTACTACTAGAGTTGAAAATGGTGCTGGTAAAGAGACTAGATTTGGTAGACAAGATCAGAAGATTAAGTTCTTCCCAGTTTATCAATTCCAACTCTCTGGAAATGGTGGAACAGAAATTCAGACAGGTCAAGTTATCAAAGGTCAGACAACAAAGGCATCTGGAACAATTGCAAGAGTAAATGGTTCTGTTGTTTATGTTCGCGTCAAGACACAGCAGTTCTTCCAGCAAGGTGAAACCGTTAGTCTTGGTGACCAAGCACAATTGACTTCGGTAATTGTAGATTCTAATCCTGCAGAACTATTCTTTGATATCGCAGATGGTGCAACTATTGTAGCACGTAATCCATCTGTTATCCTAGAGACATATGACAATATTATTACTGGTAAATCAGTCCTTTGGAATAGCAGATCTCAAGAGTTGACATTGAGAACTGATATTCAACCAATCAATGATGATTTTACTGGAAAAATTCTTGGCAATGCTGCATTTGCTAGAGGAGCAGATACTGCTAATCAAACTCCAGATATCTTCCGTGTTGGTGATATTGTAAAATATCCTACACAAGAAGATACAGAAGCAAGTTATCTAGAAGTTGGATCGATTGAATATACAAACGGTATTGACTTTGTTGCAGAAGATACATCTAAGAATAGTTCTTCTATTGCTAAGTATGTAACTAAGGAAGTTGGTATTTCTAATCCTGGAACTTCTATTGATGTAAGACTAACTGCCAATGTCAAAGATATTGCAAATGTAAAAGTTCTTTACAGATTTAAGAAAGCATCCAGTCAAGAAAACTTTGAGGATATCGATTGGGAATACTTCAATACAGATGGTTCTCCTGATGTTCTTGAAATTGCAACTAGTGAAAATAGTATTTCTAGTGTTACTGAGAAGCAATCTTCTTATCAAGAACTCAAGTACAGTGTATCTGATCTACCAGAGTTTGCCTCTTTTGCAGTCAAGATTGTAATGATGACTGTAGATCCCGCGTATGCTCCAAAGGTCCAAGATATTCGTGC